CCCAGTTTTACGGCTATTCACCGCAAAAGATCGAGTGATATCAGTAGTCAAGGGTTTTGACCCTAACGTACATCCATCAGACGAAGAACTCTTTCTCCTCACCTCCTTTCCACAATTCAATTCCTGAACCATGGTCAATCGAAGGAGAGGCATTCGCGTCCGGAGACGCAATCGTCGACAGGGGACGAATCAACAAGCACCTATACCGCGGATTTCGGGTGTACGCTCTTACGACGTTGAAGTCTTTCGAGACTTCACCTTCCTTAACCGTCGAAACGGCTGCGCGGTAGGTCAACTGGGACCAGGCACAGGCGTCACACAGATCTCCGGATTGATTATCCCGGACACAGCGATTTCATGGAATATTAAGACCATGTCGTTGAATCCGATTAATCTAGTCCCGAGTACTGTGGGCGGCCAGTTCCTGATCTCATTGGTGCCGGGTCCTGCACTTTCGGGCCGTGTTCTCGCTGATCTTCAGGCGATCCAAACAGGATCTCTGATGAGCAGTCCCTCAACGTTGAGAATCTTTCCAGCGCGTCCCATTCCGGGACAACCATGGCGAGGTTCATTAATCCAACGCGAGATCACGCGATCCAATGACTCCAGGGTGGTAAACCCAGGAGATCGATGGGGCGGGTTCGCAATTGTTTCTGATTCGCGACTACTGAGTGGTCTCGCTGACGATGCTCCAGTTTGGTTTGCACGACTTAGTTAGTCGCAACCATCCGTGAGGGCATATGATCACAGCCGTAACTGGGGCTCCTAGTGGGGTGTGCAACACCTCCAACGGAGTCCAGCCTCCAGTCTCTCGAACTAGGTTTGGTAACGCTAGGTAGTTGGTCTAACAAGGGTTTAAGAGGTGGCCACAAGAGCCTCCCCCCTATTCCAACAAGCCATGCGGCCTTAGCCAAGTTTGAGAGAAACTGGCAATGCAGGGGTTGAAGCCCCTGTCTTGGG